GCCCACGGCCACCAGGTGCGCGGGCCCGGCAAGGTCGTGGACTGGTGGCGCGGGCAGACGTTCGGAGAGCAGCCGGTCGCCGCCGCCCGGATCCTGCTGACCGGCCACTTCCATCACTTCCGGGCGGAGGAGGTCGGGTCCGGGAAGGTCTGGATCCAGGCCCCCGCGCTCGACAACGGGTCCACCTGGTACACGAACCGCACGGGCGAGGACTCCCGGGCCGGGCTGCTGGTCTTCTCTGTCGGGCCCGACGGCTGGTCCGACCTCGAAATCCTCTGACAGGAGTACCCATGTCTGACGACTCCAACGAGTACGAGGGCGAAGCGCTCTCTGCGGTCCTGCTGTCCGCCGGGCAGATCGAGGAGGAGCCCATCTCGCTCCGCTGGACGCCCACGTGCTTCCTGATCGACCTCCTGGAAACTCTCGCACTGTTCATCGGCGCGTTCGCCAAGTTCTTCCAGGCCCAGGCCAATTCCCTGGCCGCCCGTGCCTCCCTCAAGGAGGAATTGCGGGACCGGCGGATCCGGCACCGTCTGCACGAACAGGCGCGGGCCCAGATGCAGCGCCACATGAAGGAAGACCTGGAGAACTTACCCGAGATCTCCGGATAAGCCTTTTCACTTCACTGCCCCGGCCGGACGACTCCCCGGCCGGGGCAGTGGCATTTCCGGCATCGGGATATTTCCGTACACTGATCACACAAGTGCGCTACTAGCGGGAGAAATGAGGGCGGGCGTGGCAGGGAATGCATGGGCGGACCGTCTCGCCACGCTCTACGAGTTACAGGCGAAAAAGGAGTCCCACCGAAATCCCGCGAACTGGGTGAAAGACGTCCTCGGTGAGGACATGTGGTCCATGCAGTCGGAGATCTGCGAGAGCGTCCGGGACCACCGATTCACAGCCGTCCAGTCCTGTCACGCGGCAGGCAAGTCACACCTCGCATCGCGCCTCTCCGCCTGGTGGATCGCCACCACGCCCCTGGAAGAGGTCTTCCTGGTCACCACGGCGCCGACAGCCCGGCAGGTGGCCTCCATCCTCTGGCGCTACATCCAGCGCGCGCACAACCTCGCCAAAGAGCGCGGGTACACGATCCCCGGCCAGATCCTGTCGTCCCCGATCCCGTCGTGGAAGATCAACGGTGAGCTGGTCGGCATCGGCCAGAAGCCCCCGGACAAGGAAGACTCCGCGTTCCAGGGTTTCCACGCCGAGAAGATCCTGGTCGTGATCGATGAGGCCTGCGGCGTCGACCGGTCCATCTGGGACGCCGTCGACTCCCTGGTGACCAACGAGTCCTCCCGGGTGCTGGCCATCGGAAACCCGACCGACCCGGGTTCCCACTTCCGTTCCGTGTGCTCCCCGGAGTCCCCGCTCGGCGAGAAGTGGAACAAGATCCGCATCGACGCCCTCAGGTCACCCCTGATGACCGAAGAGGCCTGCTCCCGGTACCCGCGCCTCGTGGAATACATGAAGGCCGAAGGCATCCCCTTCGCCACCGAGGAGGTCTCTCCGACCCTCCAGAAGACGCTGGTCGGCCCGACCTGGGTCTACGAGTCGATGGTCGGCTGGGGCTCCGACAGCAGCCTGTTCATGTCGAAGGTCCGGGCGATCTTCCCCGAGACGTCGTCCGAGGGCGTCATCCCGCTGGCCTGGGCCGAAGCCGCGATGGCCCGGTGGGAACGCTGGCGCGACGGCACGTACATCATCGACCCGGACACCGAGGAGCCCATCTGCCTGGTGGAGCCGAAGGAGCAGCAGCCGGGCGAGATCATCATCGGTGCGGACATCTCCGACGGCGGCGAGGACGAGACCGTCGCGGCCGTCCGTCAGGGCGATGTGGTGCGCGAGATTCTGGCGTTCCCCTCGAAGGATCCGCTGACCACGGCGGACGACCTCCAGGCCATCGCGGTCAAGCACGGGGCGCCGACGAACGCGAAGTACATCGTGGACGGCATCGGTGTGGGTTCGGGTGTGGTGGCCAAGCTGCGCCGGGACTCCCAGGACACGTACGCGTTCATCGCGGCGGCGAACTCGGGCCGCAAGGACACCACGCAGAAGATGACGTTCATCAATGACAGGGCCGCCGCCTGGTGGAACCTGCGTGAACTGCTGAATCCTGCGCGCAAGGGCGGGGCGACGATCGCGTTCCCGAGGGACGAGAAGCTCCTGGCGGAGCTGTCGTGCCCCCGGTTCGACACGCAGCCGGGCACCCCGAAGTACAAGATCGAAAAGAAGGAAGACATCAAAAAGCGTCTGGGCCGGTCCACCGACCGCGCGGACGCCCTGATTCACGCCTTCTGGCTGCCCTCCGTGGTCACGAGCGCGGAAGAGCTGAAAGACAGCGCCTGGAAGACCCCGGAAGACCGGTACGTCGCCAATCAGAACGACCAGGAGATACCGGTCGTGGAGAAGTGGGACGTCGGCTCCGATATGGAAACAGCAGGCTGGTAAGCCGAAAAGCCCGAATGTTAGCATAAGCCGGACAGAGATACGAGCTAGGGGAGCACCGTGGCGGATGAGGGATTAGGCAACCTGCCGACAACGGCCAGGGATATAACCCCTGCCTTCGCCCGGGACGACCTCCCGGAAAAGGCCCCTCTGGCGAAGACGGCAAAAGGCGCTGACGGCGTCGCGCTCGACGTCGAAGAGGGCAGTATCTATGCCTGGTCCGACTCTTTCGCAGCATCCTGGTCCGGTGTTCCGGGCCGTATTCTCCTGGATGAGAACCAGTTCGAGTCCCAGTCCTATGACGACATGCTGGGCCGGGACGGCAAGGCCCGCACGATCCAGCAGGTTCTGACCCTGCCGATCCGCTCCGCCCCGTGGAAGATCGTCCCCGGTCCCGGGGACACCGGCGAGGCCGAGTTCGTCAAGAAGGCCCTGACGACCCCCTCGAACCAGGGCGGCATGAAGACCCCGATGCGGCTGGTCATCGCCCAGGCTCTCTCCGCCCGTACGCACCGCAAGGCGTGCTTCGAGAAGGTGTTCACCGAGAAGGAAGGCCGGATCGTCTACGACCGGCTCGCCTTCCGCCCGGCCGAGACGACCGCGATTGCCCGCGACCCCCAGAACGGGGCGTTCCGTGGCTTCCGGCAGCGTCCGGTGTCCGTCGGCGGCGCCGTGTGGCCGGACATCTGGGTGGACATCCCTGCCCAGTACTCGTGGGTTCACCTGAACAACCAGCACATCAACGCGGCCCGGGGTCACAGCGACATGGAGCTGATCTACTGGCTCCACGACAAGAAGCAGAAGGTGCTGTTCCTCTGGGCGTCCTTCCTGGAGGCGAACGCTACCGGCCGCTACGTCGTGCAGGCCGAGGACGAGACCCGGGCCAAGCAGTACGCGCAGGCCCTGCGGTACGTGAAGAACGGCGGCGTGCTGGGCACGTCCTCCGAGATCAAGATCGACACACTGGAGCTGGGCACCGGAGCGGCCGGGCTGTTCCAGGAGTTCATCACCTACCTGGACAACCAGATGGCCGCCTCCGTGCTGGCCGGGTTCACCAACCTGCCCGACAGCCCCGGCGGTTCGTACGCCCTGTCGAAGGATCAGAGCGACTTCTTTCTCCAGTCGCTGACCGGCACCGCCAAGGAGCTGGCCGAGTCGATCACGAACTATGTGCTGGCCGACCTGGTCATGTACAACTACGGCCCCAAGGGCGTCTGCCCCTCCTTCGAGTTCGGGCCGCTGTCCGAGGGTGACCTGGAGACCGTCAAGGCCCTCCTGCTCGGCTTCGGTACGACCCCGACCGAACTCCGCGTTCCCCAGGCGTTCATGTCCGAGCTGACCCGGATGATGGGCACCTACCTGGACATGCCCATGGATGAGGTCGAGGCCGAGTTCTCCGCGCTGGAGGAGCGCATCGACCAGCGCATGGAGCTGGAGCTGGAGACCAAGAAGACCGGCCTGGAGGCCCAGAAGCAGCTCGCTGCGCAGGGCGGCCCGCAGGCAGGTGCGGCGGTCGGCGCGGCCAACGTGCAGAAGAAGACCGAGATGGCGAAGGCCGGGGCGAAGATCAACAAGGCCGCGAGCATGGTCCAGGCGAAGGCTGCGGCGGCAAAGGGCTCGGGGAAATAAAAAACCGAACCCCCGCTAGGAGCTGAAGCTGCGACTAGCGGGGGTTCGATCACCCAACCACCCAAAATGGATATTAGCGGGAGGGTGCATGTCCGAGCAAGCGCAGGAAAAGGCCCAAGAGGATTCTTCGCAGAAAGATGCGGTGATCGCGGCGGTCGTGGCCATTTTAGTGGCCGGGCCGCCCCTCATTGTTGCGATACAGGCTATTTCAGCGGCCACGAAAACCCCGAAAAAGCTCGCCCTCGGATTACTCACGGCCATGAAGTACAAGCCCGGTAAAAAGGCCCACCCCAAGGGCGAAGACCCCGTCATGGCCGCACACCGGGCCAACCTGCGCTACCGCGCCCTCTACATCCTCGCCGCACTCCAGCGCCTCGCCACCGCCGACAACCTCCAGGCCGCCCTCACCAGGGAAAAGGCCCTGTTCGCCCAGCACCAGCAGGCATGCGCCCGCCGCGTCGCCGCAGCGAAAGCCTCCAAGAAAATGGCCGCCGTCACCCACAGCCAGCTCCTCGGCTGGGGCGGAATCCTGGACGACAAGACAACCCCCGACTGCCGCTGGCTAATCGGAAAGAACTTCCGCGCAGACAATCCCCCCGGAGGACTCCACCCCGGAGGAAGACACCCGCGCTGCCGCTGCTACCCGACCCCCGCCTATGTCGGAAAAAGGGTGGTCGACGCACTGCCCGCACATCTCTCCGTGAATTAGTCCCCCGGGTGCTAGCCTCCCTTATTGACGGATAAACCGGTAGTTTGGTATCTGGCATGCCTGCCTGAAAACTCACGTGAGGGAGACCTATCCATGTCTACCGCCTTAAACGTTGTTTCCGCCTCCGCGATCGGTATCGCGTCCATCGCGACCGCTGCCGCCGACGTCACCGGCAACACGTTCCAGAACGACGGTGCCACCTGGCTCTACGTCGACGGAGGTGCGGCGGGCGGCACGCTCACCGTCAAGTCCAACGTCACCCTGCCGACCGGCGTCGTCGTCCCCGACAAGGTCTACACGCTCGCCGCGACCACGTTCTACCTGCTGTGCCCCAGCGACTTCCCGTACTCCGTCACGGGCGACAGCGTGAAGGTCACCGCGTCCGTCGCCACGATCAAGCTCGCCGCGTTCCACTGAGCTGACCCGGCACGGCGAAGGAAAACGACATGAGTGCTGAGACAGCGGCGTTAGCAGTCACGCCGCACCCGTTAGGGAAGCCCGGGGGACCGGGCTTATTCGGTGACCGCTCCCTGAGCCTGCCGCCCTACGTGCAAAACATCGCGCACAGCCTGATGACCGAGCGGGGGATGGACAAGTCCAAGGCCATCCAGGTGGCCCTGGGCACCGTCAAGAACTGGGCGGCGGGACAGGGCAACGTCCGCCCCGAGGTCAGGGCCGCCGCCACGGCAGCCGTAGCCGCCTGGGAATCCGCCAAGGCCAAGGCGCACGCGACCCCGAACAAGGGATCCGACGTGACGCTGTCTCAGCCCATGGAACTCCTGCGAGGCATCCTGGACGGCTCCTCTGTGGTTGACCTGGCCGTCGCGCCGGAGCCTCTGCCGCAGAAGACGGACAAGAAGCCGCCCGCCAACAAGGCCAAGAAGGAAGACCCGCACGGCAAGCACAAGCTGCCCCCGGGCGCCGTGGGCTGGAAGCACAACTGGGTCCCCGTCGACAAGAACGGCCAGGCCGTCGGCCCTTCCCAGAAGGACAAATCCGCCTCCGAGATCAAGGACATGGCCGGGCACACCGAGGCCACCAAGGACGCGATCCGCCAGGCGTACAAGAACAAGGCCACCGCCGACGGCAAGAAGGCCGCCGTCAAGGCCAAGTCCAACTCCCGCCGGGCCGTAGCCGCCAAGAAGCGCGCCGAGGCCGCCGCGAAGAGGCTGGCCGCCAAGAAGGCAGCCACCAAGAAGCGGGAAGAGCACGCCAAGGCGATGGCCGCCAAGAAGGCCGCTGCGGCGAAGGCCAAGGCGGCGAAGACCAAGCTAAACGAGCACCGCAAGCTGGTCGCCGCCGCCATCAAGCAGGCCCTCGCGGACAAGAAGGCCGGACGGCCTCTGACCCCCAGCCAGGTCCGGCTGCTGGACCACTACGACGCCCAGCAGGACGAGCAGACGGACAACCTGCGCAACAACGTCAACCTGTCCCAGCCCATGGCATCGGAGCAGGTCACCGTACCCACCGGGAGTTCCCAGGACGGGGCACGGCTCACAGTCAACAGCCTGACCACGAAGTATCCGAAGCGCTACCTGGCGGATGCGGCGATCAAGGCGCAGAAGAAGCGGCGTAACGGTCGCAGAAAGGGCGGGCAGTGAACACGCAGGAGTACGAGTTAGCGTTCGTCGGGACGCTGCCGAAGAACGTGAGGGTCGTTGACCCGCACACCCTGGACTTCTCGAAGAACCCGGCCGGGGCGTTAGCGTTCCGTTATAAGCACGGCTGGATCTTGATCAACCCGCTGATCCCGTCCCGGGGTCTGTCCGGCGGCGGTCTGGCCCGGCAGCACGGCCACATCTCCGGCGGCCACACGACCGGCCACTTCATCAAGGGCGCCGACGGCAAGATGTCCTTCAAGGCCGTCGACCGGTACGCCTCCAAGGCGGACTGGGAGAACGCGGTCAAGAAGGGCGCGGCCGGAGTCGTCGCCAAACAGGAGGCGGCGAAGGCAGCCGTCCAGAAGGCTGAGTCGGCCACGAACGCGGCTGAGAAGCTCGCGGCCTCCGGTGCCTCCAAGGACGTCCAGGCAGCCGCCCACGCCGTCGCCTCCAAGGCCCACGCGGACGCTGTCCCCCACTTCCAGGCCATGGGCAAGGGCGGTCTGAAGTCTGCGGTCCTGACGCACTCCGCGCACTCCGCGATCCACGCCTCCAAGGCCGACAAGCTCGGTCAGGAAGCCAAGGTCGAGAAGGCGGCGAAGCTCGAAGCGGAGAAGGTCGCCGCGAAGGCGCACGCCAAGAAGCTGACGGACGGGGCCAACGAACTCACCGCGTCGCTCAAGGGCGGCAGCCACTCGCCGAAGCAGGCGGCCGAGCTGCACCAGAAGGCGGCGAAGGCTCACGCGGACGCGAAGACGGCCAACGAGGCGGCCGGGAACAAGTTCCTCGCCGAGGCGCACGGCCAGGCGGTCGGCAAGCACGAGGGCATCGCCGAGAAGCAGCAGGCCGCGCACGACTCCCTGGCTTCGGCGGCGGACAACCTGTCGGCGCAGGCCGAGAAGTCGTCCAAGGCCGCGAAGATCGCGCAGGAGGAGGGCGACAACCTCCCCTCCCAGATCCACGCGCACAAGCAGGCTGCCGACGCGCACGGCCAGGCCGCCAACATGCACCAGAGCATCGGTCAGACGGACGCCCACCAGGCGCACCTGACGCAGAAGATGGGGCACCAGGCGGAGGCTGCCAACCTCACGGCGCAGCACGACAAGGAGCAGGAGGCCAAGGCCAAGGCGCAGGCGGAGGCCGACAAGATCTCCGACGAAGCCTGGAAGGTCTCCGAGGGTGCCTGGAAGACGCCCGGTTCGGCTGGCGGGGCAGGAGCGACGGCGGACGCCCAGGACGCTCACCTCAAGGCGGCCAAGGCGCACCTGAAGGCGAAGATCGCCGCCAAGGCTGCGGGCGACACCGACCTGGTGCAGGCCCACAACGAGGCCATCATCAAGCACCAGAACCAGTCGGTGCAGGTCGGCAACGACGTCGTCAAGCACGCCGAGGAGAAGAAGAAGGCTGAGTCTGCTGCCTCCTCTGCCTCGGTGAAGGCGCACAGCGCCACCGAGGCGGCGCACAACGCCAAGTACGAGGGCAACGCGACTCCCCAGCAGCTCAGCGGCCTTCACCTGGACGCGGGCGGCGCTCACTTGGACGCAGCCGAGGCGGCGCACAAGGCGGGCTGGACGGGTGTGGCGGATGACCACACGGAGGCTGCCAAGGGGCACGCCGCCGAGGCCAAGAAGCTCGCCGCTGCTCACGATGCGGAGCTGAAGGCCAAGGAGGACAAGAAGGCCAAGCTCATGCAGGCGGGTGACCTGCTGAACGAGGCCGACGACGCGATGAAGGCCGGGAATCCGGAGCTTGCCGCGCAGAAGGCCAAGGAGGCTGCGAAGGTCGCCGAGGAGGGCGGTCACACCTCCCTGATGGTCAACGCCCTGAGTGACCTGGCGGAGATCACCAACACGAAGGAAGACCACCAGGCGGCCGGTACGGCGGCGGCCAAGGCCCTCGGGTCGGAGATCCAGAAGGCCGCCCCTGACCAGAGTGTCCTGAACAAGTACAAGTTCCAGATGACGCACCACGGCAATTCCGCCGACGCGCTCACGACCAAGCAGGCGGCCGAGGTCAAGAACCCGCCGTCGGTCAAGGCCCCGGCGGCGGCGACGTCCGAGAACGGGCTTCCGCTCAAGCCGGTCGGCAAGCTGACTCCCACGGGCCAGACTCTCGGCTCGCACGACAACAAGCTGATGAAGGACGAAGCCGGGAACGAGTGGCTGGTCAAGCAGGACGAGTACTCCCGCACGCTGGACCCGGCCATCGCCAAGCTGCACCGCATGGTCGGCATGGACACCCCGATCTTCGTCAAGACGAAGGACGGGCACCTCCAGGGCATGCTGCCTGGCTCCAAGGACGCCTTCCCCAACGGCAGTTTCGACCCGACGAAGCTGTCCGAGGCCGACATCCTCTCCATGCTCCAGCACCAGGTCATGGACTCCGCGACGGGCAACCAGGACACGCACAGCGGCCAGTGGCTGCGCACGGCCGACGGCAAGCTGGTCCAGGTCGACCAGGGGCAGGCGTTCAAGTACGGCACGCACGCGGACCCGACGAAGACGTACCCGCCGCTGGGTGCGGACGTTCCGGTGTACCCGAAGCTGTGGAACGCGGCGAAGGCCGGTCATGTCAAGCTCCCCGACCCGCAGGGGAACAACAGCTTCGCCGACACCATCAAGGCGATCCAGGACATGCCGGACGAAGAGTTCAAGAAGCTCTTCCGGCCGTACGCCGAGCACGCCCAGCAGAACGGGCAG